GTTCAGCACGGGCAGACGCAGCGAGTTAAACAGGTTGCGCCCCATAATCACCACGAGGTCGTCAGCTTCCTTGTGCCATTCATCCAGCAGGGATGAGCGTGCGTCCTGTACCAGTGCATCAGCGTTCGCATACTTACCCGCGTGCGCCACGGTGTTGTCCATGTTGCGGGAGGTCAGCGTCACGTCATTCATTACGCGCGCGCTGGCATTGGTTCTGATGTGCTCCAGCCACCCCACGTTAACGTCCTGAAGCAGCTTGTTGGTGCTGAAGTTGGATTTTTCCGCGTGTGACGTGCCGTTAAAGCCGATCATGATGCGGTCAAGCGCCACCTGTCGGGCAATCTGTGCGCTGATGCGGGTCTGGAAGTCATTGTGCGCCGCCCAGGCATCAAGCTGCGGATACGAAATAAACGTGTCGTAGTTCACCTGCTCACACTGGTACTGACGGGACTTCAGGTCGACAGCGTTAATCGGGTTGCGGCGATCTGTGCCGTCATAACTGGTATTTGTGCGCGCAATCGGCCCGGTGGTGTCCATGAGGACTTTTTCGCCTTTCTGGTCGGTCACACCGATCACGTTAATTTTTTTTGTAAGTTCGGTGCTATCCTTTGAGGCGTTTTCAAAACGCTGCTGCACCGCGGGTTCCACGGTAAATCGCGATACCAGTCCAGAAACCGGGATATTGTTAATCGACGCCTGTCGCGTCATGTAGCAGCCCAGCTTGTTACGGGCATTATCTGACATCACCAGATTCATAAAAAATTTGCTCCTTTGTCTTATCAGAAGTCAGCCAGCTGGTCGGAGGCTGCGCCCGTTGCGGTGAACCGGTTCTGCGGATCGCCGTCCTGCGTGCGCAGCTTTTCCTTCAGTGTTGTCAGCTCTGTGGTCAGCGAAGTGATTTTCTGGCTGTCCTGCTGATGGCGGGTTTCCAGTGCATTAAAACGGTCGATAATGTCGGCCTGTGACGTTGCGACACCTTCCACCGCTTCCTGAATACGGGAGAAACTGGCGTCATCCGCTTTGCGGCCACGGCCAATAATTCCCATTACGCGGTTAAACCACTGGGTGCCTTCTTCCTGACGTTGTTCGGTGAGTTCGATGAGTTCCGACTCCATAGCGGCGGTGAACATCGCCACCTCTCCCTGCTGACAGTTGAATGTCATCAGTTGCATACGTTGTTGTGCCGCAAAGGCCAGACGTTCCGTGCCCAGGCTGGCGGGGGTGTCGGTCATTGCCAGCCCACGCAGGTAAGGGCCTCCCGTGATGGTTGACTGTGGTTCCAGCTCAATACTGGAGTAAATTTTTTTACCATCGTTAAGCAGGGACATCATGCGAGCGGTCGGCTCAATTTCGGCATACAGTGCCGTGCGGCCTGCCAGCGGGCCATCGGTTATGTCTTCGGTGCTCAACCCCACAACATCGCCCATAGCGGAAAACTCGCTACCGGGGAGTGGTGACAGGATGTGCTCAATATTCACACGTGCACCATAAACGGACGGGTTATAACTGGTGGCGGCAGCTTTCAGCATGTCGCCGTTGATTTCGCGCCCGTCTGCCGTCACACCGGAGACAGCCACGCGAAACTTTTTGCGGGATGTCTTTTTTTCATTAGTCATAGTTTTCGCCCCTCTGACTGGTTCTTCAGTCATGATGGCAAAGCGTAACAGGCTGATACAAAGGGCTTTTGTTGTAAGAAAACGGCCAGAACAGGGGGTTAAGGAGAACGGTTTCGCGCGCGGGTAATCTTCCTGTAATTACTCAGGGGGAGCAATGATTCAGGACGCTTTTGTGCGCCAGCGTGCGCGGCAACTTTACTGGCAGGGTTATCCGCCCGCAGAAATATCACGTCTGATGGGAATAAACCCGAACACGATTTATGCGTGGAAAAAACGCGACCAGTGGGATGAAACGCCACCCGTGCAGCGTGTCACGCAGTCCATCGATGCGCGCCTCATCCAGCTTACTGAAAAACAGAATAAAACAGGTGGTGACTTCAAGGAAATAGACCTGCTGACCCGGCAGCTTAAAAAACTGCATGATGGCCAGCCGGATGCGACGGCCACAGGAAAGAAAAGCCGGGCGAAAAAACTCAAAAATCATTTCACGCCGGAACAGATTGCCGCACTGCGGGAAAAAATCATCAGCAGGCTGGAGTGGCATCAGCGGGGCTGGTTTGACTCCCTGACACTTTGCAGGGAAGCCGGGATACGTAACAGGATGATCCTGAAATCCCGACAGATTGGAGCGACCTGGTATTTTGCACAGGAAGCACTGCTGATGGCGCTGCGTGACGATGTGGCGCAACCTTACCAGCGTAACCAGATTTTTTTGTCTGCGTCGCGTCGTCAGGCGTTCCAGTTTAAAAGCATTATTCAGAAGGCTGCATCTGAAGTTGATGTGGAGCTGAAAGGGGGCGATAAAATCATCCTCTCCAACGGCGCAGAGCTGCATTTTCTTGGTACTTCTGCTGCGACGGCACAGTCCTACACGGGCAATTTTTATTTTGATGAATTTTTCTGGGTCAGTCGCTTTGCTGAACTGCGCAAGGTGGCTGGCGCTATGGCAACCCTCAGCGGACTGCGGCGCACCTACTTCTCCACGCCATCCACCGAAACGCACGAGGCATACGCCTACTGGAACGGCGACCGCTGGAACGAGAAAAAGGCCACGCATAAACGCCAGCGTTTTTCTGTGGACTGGAAAACGCTGCATAACGGGCTTATCTGCCCTGACCGGACGTGGCGGCAAATTGTCACGCTGGAAGATGTGGTTAATCACGGCTGGAAACACACCGATATTGACGAAATTCGTGATGAAAACACCGAAGACGAGTTCCGCAATCTCTATATGTGTGAGTTTGTCCGCGAAGGGGAATCGGCATTTAACCTGAATATCCTGATTGGCTGCGGTGTTGACGGATACGACGACTGGAAAGACTGGAAACCTTTTGCTCCCCGCCCGATGGGGAATCGTCCGGTATGGATTGGGTATGACGCAAACGGCAGCAGTGGAAACGGCGACAGCGGCGCTGTGTCCGTGGTGGTTCCTCCGGCTGTTCCTGGAGGCCGTTTTCGAACGGTGGAGACGCGACGCGTTCAGGGGCTGGAGTTTGAAGAACAGGCCAGAGTCATTGAAGAGTTCACGTGTCGCTACAACGTGGAACACATCGGCATTGATGTGACAGGCGGGAACGGGGAGGCTGTTTATCAGATAGTGAAACGGTTTTTCCCTGCTGCTATTCCGTACACCTTCACGCTGTCATCAAAACGGTCGCTGGTACTGAAAATGCTGCAAATAATGCGTGCCGGGCGGTGGGAATATGATCGCGCCGAACGCGAGCTGGTCGCAGCCTTTAACGCCGTGCGTAAGGTGAAAACACCGGGCGGCTTTATCACTTACGAAACGGACCGTGCGAGGGGGATCAGCCACGGCGACCTTGCGTGGGCAACCATGCTTGCTGTCATTAACGAACCGATTGGCGGCGAAGGAGAAAACGAGCGTTTCACGGTTATGGAGTTCTGATGAGCAGAAAAAATAAAAAAGTGCGCATGAGTTCACGCATTGATCTCGCTGATGCGCTCAGGAAAGAATCGTCGCTCAGTGCATTCACATTTGATGGTCCTTATCGCCTGACCGGGCATGATTTGCTGGACAATATGTACTGTGCTGATAACGGGCGGTGGTATGAAACCCCGGTGGACTGGTACGGTCTGGCAAGAGCTGCCCGGCAAACGTCCTGGCATCAGTCTGCGCTTTACTTTAAGCGTAATGTATTGCTCAGTTGCTACATCCCGCACCCGCTGCTTTCCCGGCAGGATTTCTCGGCGCTGGCGCTGGACTGGTTTGTGTTCGGTAACGCATTCCTTGAGCTTCGGAGCAATATGCTCGGCGAACCGCTTAAATTACGGCACGCCCTGGCGAAATACATGCGACGCGGAAGCGATCTTGAATCATGGTGGTATGTGCAGGATGGCAAGGATGCGTTTCAGTTTCACCCTGGCAAAGTGTGCCACCTGATGAATCCTGACATTAACCAGGAAATTTACGGCATGCCGGAATATCTTGGCGCATTACTCTCGGCCAGCCTGTCTCATTCGGCGGACATGTTCAGAAAACTGTATTACGACAACGGATCCCACGCCGGGTGCATCATCTACATCGGTGCAGCGCAGGTAAACCGCGAAAGCATGGACTCCCTGAAGGAAACGCTACAGGGTGCACGTGGTGGTGGTGCATTTAAAAACGTGCTCATTCATGCGCCCAACGGGGGCAAAGAGGGGGTGCAAATTTTGCCGTTCCAGCAGATCACCGCAAAGGATGAGTTCATGAATGTTAAGGCGGCATCCCGTGATGATGTGCTGGCTGCGCACCGCGTTCCGCCGCAACTGATGGGGGCGATGCCGGGCGAAAAAAGTGCGTTTGGTGATGTGGAGAAGGCCGCGCGGGTTTATGCAATTAACGAGCTGATGCCCGTTATGGAGGCCATGAAGCACATCAATGACTGGCTTGGCGAAGAGGTGATCCGCTTTAACCCTTACGCACTGCTGGACACCCCGCCCACATCCTGACGCGCTTCGCTTGTCTGCTGCTTCGCCGGGGCATAAAAAATTTATGCCCCGACTCTCCAGCTCCTGTATCAATCAGATAATTTCACGACGCCTTCCAGCTTATTGCCATCATCGGCGGTCAGGCTCTTACGCAATCCCATCGCGCTGACTGCATGTTCTCGCCGCCTCAGTGCGATTTTGACGGCCTTATCTGCCACCCCATCAAATCAAAAAACCTCACGTCTTTTTCACGCTCAGCGTGAGAAAGACAGCCATTCTGTTGTATCTCTGCGACATCGCTCAGGGAATGCTATTTACCCCCTGAAACGCGGGCTGTTCCCCCGTCACCTGCGCGCAGAAAAAACGCGTTTTTTTGTGCACGCACGGATCCTTGACGGATCCAGTCGCCACGCGGGCCGGAAGGGTAAAAAGTTGTTCAAAAAAATTGTGCAAATTTGTGCACTATTGTGCGGTGTATAAAATGAAAATATGGCGGTGTTATTACTGCCCAACAAGCCGTTATACTTACGTTATGGGCGTGCATAATGGAAATGAATATGAAAACTGTAACTGATGATGAATTTCGTGAGAACCTGAGTGAAATTCTGGATTACCTTTCTTCCGGTGGCAGTGTCGTTATCACGGCGCAGGGAGGGAAGGATGTTGTTCTTGCTGGTTCTGATCTTAGTCCTGAAATACGGGCTGTCCTTGGCAAAACCAAAAAACTGCGGGATCAAATAAACAAAATGAAGCAACCACTCTTAATAAATGCAGTGAGAGATCTGGAAAAACGTCATCCAGCTCTTGTCGCACAGAGAAAAAAAGGATTGTCTTTTGAAGATGCAATGAAGCGTACAAGAGAAAAACATGCGGATATCATTAAAAAGCTTGAGGATAACTGATGGACATAGTGTTTTTGTCAAAAGAACAAGTAGAACGTATCCATGCTGAAACTTTACCCCAGAGCGGAAATGCCAATGACGGGCTACTTGAAGGTGCTTTAAATCGCGTCAGGACACTACACTACTATGAAGGGGTTGATGATATTCATGCTCTGGCTGCTATGTATTTGATTGGTATAGCCAAGGCTCATGCCTTTCATGATGGGAATAAACGCACAGCTTTTCAGGCTGCATCAATATTTTTAATGATGAACTCTTCCGAACTTTCAAACTCCCTGCTGCTGGTTAAATTAACGGTGTTTTCAGCAATGGGGATAGCTACCCTTGAGGAAGTTACCTTTGCTTTGAAATTGCTGTCTGATTATGGCAATGAATTAATCAGCGACTACGAAGAAGATTATATTTAATGCTGGCATACTCTGTCGTGTTAAGACAACAGCCTTTGCGGAGACAGGGCAGGGTGCCAGACTTGCCCGCAGCGCGTCTGACATGAGCAGTTATTCATCTTTTTTATTGTTTTTCTCCATGCAGGGCGACAGTGCGCCCCGATAAAATTAAAAGCCGTCAAATTCGTCATTCATGCGTTTTTTCTTCATGGTCTGTCACTTCTCTCCTGATAACTTCATTGCACAAATCAACGCACTCATTGCAGATGTAAACAGACGGTCCGGCAATCACCTTTGTGACTTCGTACTGGGATTTATTGCAGAAGCTGCAATAAATCGTCTCCTCACCTGAAGTCCATGTTTTGCTGGTTTCGCCAGACATCAGTTGTTTGAGGTCTTTTTCACGACGAAGAACTATCTGGCCACATTCAGCTATTTTTTGGATGTTGACATTTTCTTCTTTCGCCAGCGCTTCCATCCGCTCAATCAGTCGCTGCGCTTTTTCTCTGTCAATGTGTTGCATTGTGTCCCCCTTGTTTATGTTCCCGGGTTAAAGTCATCAGGGCGGATGCGCCCTGATGTTGTGTTATTCGGGAAATAACGCCCGGATATTTCCGGCCATCTGACTGGTTATCTGTGCGGTTGATACTGGCTGTGACGCGGGGCGTTCTGTCCTGGTTTGTGTCACTGATAACGCTTCATCATCAGCCCATGCAGCCAGTCGGTAAGCCTCTGCCGGATTCATTTTCAGAAGTGCCAGCCCGGCCAGAAAAGCCACGCGTTGGCCGCTTTTGCGCGCTTCTGGTGTAAGGCTGTCCAGCCAGGCGCATGCTTCACCTTCGTTCTTGACGGCGGCGGGCTTCAGATAGAAACTTATCCGTCTGGTTGGAGTCGTCATTGGTTTACTCCTTGTCCATTGCGTACAGCCCCTTAACCAGAGCAAACTGTGGCACCCCGTCCGCGATGAAAGTCGCATTAACTCCGCAGGCTTCGCGGATAGCGGGTGCCACAATCTCCGCCCCGCCACCGACAACCATCACCCGCCCGTAACCCGAAAAACCCGCCAGCGCGCGGATCACGCGTTGTTTCAGTGTTTCTTCCTTTTCACGAATAACCGCCATCAGGCTGGCGTAATGCGCGTCATTGTGGATGTGCTGGCGCAGCCAGGCTTCATCATGGCGATGTTCGATAATGGTATTGGCGATGTGGTGACTGGTACGCATACCGTTAGCGGCCATCACCGAGAGTACTGCATCGGCCATCAGGGAAACGCCTACGTGTGGATCGCAAAACACCTGGCTGATACCTGCCAGTTGTCCCTGAACCTTTGCCACATCCAGCGTGGTTCCGCCTAAATCCACAATCAGCAGGGATTCAAACGGACTCATGTCAGCCAGTGCTTTAAAGCCAGCCGGAATGGATTCAGGCATAACCCGCACATTACGGATAGTGAATGCTTCGCCGTTCTGGTATTCCACCGGGCGCATAACGTTCGCTTTTTTGCGGTTGATGTTGGTCATATCCGGCTGGGCGTTTGTGTCGAAATACTCGCTCAGTGGCAGGGTGACAACCACATCCACTTCCTGTGGCGTGATGCCTGATTTGACCAGCGCGTGATGAATGGCAATGACATTCACATCGCTGTACTGATATTGCGTGTCAGTCGTCTGGACAAAGCGATCGCTGACCGGATCAAAACCATAGCGCACGCCATCAAGCATGTAGTTTGCGGGCTGCGTGCCACCGAACGGCGCAGACCATTCCGACTTGAAGCTGTTCGGGCTGATGGCGTTGCGGCGTTCGCCGTTCTCAGTCCATGCCAGCTTGATGTTGGTGGAGCCGTCGTCGATACAAATTTTCATGTCGATTTTCCTTATGTTGATTAATTAATCGTTTACGGGATTCTGAAATCCCGTTTTTGCCTGTTTTGTGCGCGCTTCATATATCGCGGCGCGTTTTTTGCTCATTTACGGGATTTGTGAATCCCGTTTCTGTCTGTTTTTTGTTTCCGCTGGTCAGGCCACCCCGCAGCAGGTCTGCTTTGCGGCGGGCGCGTTCAGCGGTTTCACAGATTCTCTGTGCGTACTCTGCGTCGCGGATGGCGCGCAGCATGTCAGAAAGCACGGTAACGGGTGTTTTCATGGTGTTCTGGTCCTGCTGAAGTGTGGATGCCAGGCGTGCGGCGGCTTCGGGGTCTGATGCCCCCAGCTGTGCCAGATAGCTGGCGACCGGGTTATGGCGGATCTCCGTGCTGCTTACGCCGTGATTACGGCTCAGGCGCTGCCAGAGCTGCGTGATTCGGCTGTCCGGGCGGGTATCCGGTTTGCGTACAATTTCAAATCCCTGCGGTGCAATGATGCTGCCGTCAACGTACAGACTGCCGCCCCGTAACAGGTGCTGCATCTGCTGTTCACCGATATGCAGGCCGAGAGATTCAGCAGACTCCCGCCATTCTTTAGCGAGTAACTCGTGGTTATCAGGCAAAGGCCGTGGCTGTTTGCGGCTCTGTGTCCAGTTCTGCATCTCATCACTGCTGTTTTTTGCCTGTTTGTCACGCAGCGAACGCATCAGCGCCCGGCGTTCGTGCCGTTTCAGTGAGCGCATCCATTCATTCACGTCAACGCCGTCAGGAAGCTGCGGCCACGGTGCAGGCCGTTCTTCCGGCTGTTCTGTCCCGTTGTTGTCCGTTTCCTGTACACGGGGACAGTTATTGCCACGAGTCCAAGGGGCGGCAGGGCCGCCCTGAAGGTCAAAACCATTTTCGCGGGCGCTGTCTTCCGCTTCCGGTTTACGTCTTACCAGCTTCCAGTTATCCGGATGCGTGCACACGCGGGAAGACTCCCCGATGAGCGGCGACCAGATCCCGTAAATCTGTACGCTCTGTTCGCCGTAATCGTTCAGCTCATCTGCGAGGTCGTAGGCGGTGCGAATCAGGTAGTCTTTGCGTGGAACAAGCACGCCACCCTGTTTTTCAATGTAGGTGGCAAAACACCCGGCATCAGCGGCAGCGAGTACCGCATCCATTGCGTCATCCTTCAGCCGTTGCGGGCCTTCCGGGTTGCGTGCCATCTGGCTGGCAAGGCGGCGCAGCTCACGCCACACTTGACGGGAGGGGATGCCAAAGAACTGGAACTGGCGGACGCGGTGAAGGCGTGCCCAGCCGATGGCGCGCTCCACGCTCTCGGCCATTGATTTTCCGGTTTCGTGGTCAACGCGTGGCTTGCCCGTTTTCGGGTCGATGCCATCCACGGCGTGGCTGTCCAGGTTCTTTCCGATGTAGGTGGCGATGTAGCTGGTTGGCGTGCCTTTTGAGCCGTCGACGTACTCCGCCTTAAAGCGCGGAGTAATATCATTGCCCAGTTCGTGGCGGTCTTCCTGAATGGCAATATCGCGGGTGTGGGACACAATGGTGTCGATTTCTTCCGGATGAGCAAAGACCATCATATGCCAGTGCACGGTGCCGTCATGGTGAGGCTCCACCGTGCGGATGCCATACCAGCGCAGGCCGTCGCGGTTCAGTTTTTTGCGGACCGCCGCAAAAAACGTGTTAACCAGGTAATCGCTGGAGTCGCGCATGGTGGCCCCGTTCCATTTGGGATTCGGATGACCGTTCTCTGTTGTGGCGTGGTATTTTGACGGGCAGGTGACAGTCAGAAACACCGCTTTGTCGCCACGGGCTTCGGCCAGAAGTTCCAGTCCCTTCATGGTGGCCATCATTTCTGCCTTACGGTGAACCGGGTTACTTACTCCCGCGTAATACACCGTCTCGAGATCAATCGTGAACCCGTCTTCATTTTCCAGCATGAAACTTTTCAGGAAATCGCGTGTTTTCTCGCGCTGTGCGCGAAACTCGCTTAACGCGTCCTGGCTCAGATAGGGTGATGTTTTTCTGGAAACCAGACAGGCGGCGCGGAGTTGTTCTTCCCGCCACTCACAACGTAACAGCCACAGTTTGCGTTTCCACCAGTCCGCACAGGTCAGGCGAAGGATTGCGCCCGGCAGCAGTTCCGTGTCCGGTTCGTTCCTCCGGTCTTTGTCTGTTGTCAGTGCGTCATAATGTGGAGGCATGGCGTGCAGGTGTAACGCCATGCGGGCCAGCATCTGATACGCCTTCAGCGTTACATCCATGGTCAGCTCGCCATCTCTGGCACCGAAACCATCACAGAGAGTCTCAAAGGTGCTGCTGAACATTGCCGCCGTCATGGTGGCCAGCGTCTGTATCTGGTGCTTGTTAAGCTGCGGCAGGTAAAGCAAATCGTCCAGGCGTTCGCGTCCGGCAAGGGCGCGATAACCCGGTGTCAGCCAGCGGCTGTCGGTGCGCTCCAGACGTTCGAATATTTTGCGCAGGGTTCCGCGCGCGTAGCGTTCAGCCTGCCAGCTCTTTTTGCCTTTCCGGCGATCGGCTTCCTGTTTTTTGCGCAGGAAAGAGAGGTGGCGAATAAGCGGATCGCGCAGATAGGACGGCAGCAGGCGCAGCGAGGCCATGGCTTCATCCACCGCGCCGCGTGCCTGTTTTCTGGCGTCTCCTGCCAGTGTGATGGTTTTGTCCTGTTTTTCCTGTGCGTCCAGGCTTTTATTAATCAGGTTGCCCAGCGGCGTGGCGGAGAACGCCGCATCAGCCATTTCCTGGCGGCGCTCGTTCTCTGCCCGGTAGGCATCCAGCCAGGAGGAAAGCGCGGATTCAGGAGCGGGGATCCCCGTTCCTTCACGCCCCACTGCGTGGCGCGGTTGTTGCCAGTCCCTGATGTACTCTGCCGACATGCTGACTTACTTCGTCATGCCATTCAGGGTGTCGCGGCAGACTGTAGCCAGCCGCTGAATTTCCAGCACAGTGTCTTCTGTGTCGGCATGGCGATGTGTGATGCGGATGCTGTCGGCAATCACATCGACGATTGCAGAGGATGGGCGCTGGTAAATGCCAATAACGGACGGGGTGCCACCTTCAATGCGGTAAAGCCTGTAATTTCCCTCGTGGCTGTCAATCATGTAACGACCATCAATAACAATCTTTCCGTCAGCGAGCTGCGGTACAGGCAGGGATTTCAGGTACATGTCATAACGATCACGCACGCGAGCGGCAAGATCACGCTCTGTGTTGAGCAGGTATTCAAGAAAGTCGTTGGCGAGAATCATTGCGGCAATCCTCTTGTTACAGATGTGCGAAGGCCTCCCGCCGCAAGGTGCAGGAAAGGCCTGGTACCGGAATTAATGGAGTTTGTTTTGCTGCTGGATGAGATCCTGAAGAGACAGGAGGTCTTCCGCCAGATAGCTGAATACAGCGGCGCAGTAGTCGGCTGAAATAGTGCTGTTGAGTCTGTGCAATGTGTTGGATTGCATGATAAAGGCGATGTGTGCAGCGCGGGTGAGTCTGCGATCGATTTCAGTCTGGATGTGACGACGTGCAGCGTATGCGCGCTGTTGTTTGCGGTTTGCCATGGTGTGGCCTCTGTAGTTGCAAGTTTTGAAAACTCACCATCCAGAGGTGGAAAACTCGGGGCGGTGAGACGTACAGGGTTTCCACAACCGGCAACTACAGAACCCGGCCCGACCGAAGTCGGCCCCATACGCCCCACCATAATTCTGACGCGAAAAAGACGTGGCGATACAGTACGCACAAAAAAACCGCTGGCGCGGTTGTGCGCTGTAGTTGTCAGCGGGGTGAGAATCCCGGCACCCGTTTTATGAGGTGCAGCGGAAATGTAACCTGGCTGATTGCGGCATGGCAAGCGGTTTTTTTGTGAGAACGGCATACTAAAAAATCCTGATACTGCTCCGGCCAGCGGTTTTCACTGGCCGGATTTAATTACTTCACGGGAACGAACGGAACAGCGGTGTTACTGGTCATGTATTGCGGCAGCGTGCCGTTCCATTTGTTGATCGCTTCCAGCTCCATAACGCCGGGATTCTGGCGCAGAGCTTCGCCGCGTAAACGAATGGCGTCGGCTTCAGCCTGGGCTTTTGTGCGAATGGCATCGGCCTGTCCGGCAGCTTCTGCGCGCAGCATGTTGGCTTCAGCTTCGCGTTGCTTGACTTCCTGTTCACGTTGCAGGGTTTTCTGGTTTGCCGTGACTTTGGCGTTAATGCTGTCGATAACGGTTGGCGGATATTCCGGTTTACCGACATAAGAGAGGCTCATGACCTGAATGCCGATGGGGGTCATCTCTTCCTGAATATCTTTAAGTGCTGAATCCAGCAGTTCAGACTTACCACCGTCGATAAACTTATCGGTGGTCATTTTGCTGGCCAGCCGGTTGAGTGCATCGGCGATCTTCTGGCGCAGGTCGGTGTCGGTAATGTCATCCACGCCTTTGCGGTAGGTCTGAAACACTGTGGTAACTTTGGATGGATCAACCTTGTAGGCCACACCGATGTGATAGCCGATGGTTGTGCCGTCACTCATCTGGAAGCTGAACGGCTCATCGTAGGTCTTCATTTGTTTGAAGGTCGGGAAGATGTAAACCTCTGTATTCCAGCCTGTCCAGTAGCGGCCAACGCCAACCACTTCACCGACGCCTTTGTCGTCGCCCAGTTTGTTGACTTTGATGCCCACATTACCTGGCTCAACGCGATCGCAACCAACCAGCAGGATGGCGGCAAAAAGCGGGATAATCTGAAAGAGTCTGAATTTCTTCATTGTTTGATTTCCTTGATGTACTTACTGAAAAGGCGAACAACGCCTGCCGGGTACAGCATGGCAATGAAAATGCCCAGCAATACCAGGAAGGAGCTGTCTGATGAAATCATTCGGGGGAGTAGTCCTGCATACAGAATGATAGAAATGAGGACGCATACCAGCGCCCACATGTATGCGCGAAACCAGGTCTTTTTGTTCATGTTGATTGCTCTCTTTTGTTATTCAGGAAAAAGTCAAAAACGTTATCGATGCGCATCATGAGTTCGCGCTGCATCGCTTCTGGTGTTTCCGGTTCGCCAGGCGACCCCAGCGTTGCGCAGAAATCAGCGATCTCGTGTTGAATGAGTTCTTTCAGCGTCGGTAAGGAATTCATGTGTGTGCGGCGATGCTTGCGTGTGATTCGCCTTCTGCTCATTTACGCTGCTCCTGTACCTGTCGGATAAGATTTACTCGCGCCACGTTGGTGGCGCAGAAGTAAGTGCCGTCAGTGAGGTAGATGTGGTGTGCATCCTTTTCCGAACGATGTTTGTCGATAGTGGTAATCAGGCGTTCGTCGACTTCGTATTCACGTCCTCTGGAGGTAAAGCGAACGACGGGAAAATGCTTAATTGCCATTGCCCCCCTTTTTTTGTCCAGTAACCCTATGCGTTAAATACGGTGTGTTGGGCGTCATCAATGAATGCGACCTGAGAGCGCTCTATCAGGTGGAGATTTGTCAGAAGCGCTGATTCCCTTATGGGGTAAGGAGTGATCAGGTATTTGTCCTGTAATCCGGCGATAATGGTGTATCGCTGTGGCTCTGAGCCAATTGTGTAAATAAGGCGTCCGGTGTCAGATAAATCCAGTCCGGTGACTGGTTGAGTTTTGAAAAGCGTAAGTTCCGCACCCTGTTCTTCGATGATTTTGGCGGCTTCTGCCGTGACTTTTGCAACTATCATTGTGTGGGTAGCGACGTCTATATGATTATTTGCTACGGCTTTTTTCGCCACTTCGCTTTCCATCTTTGAAATTTCTTTCAGTGCTCTGATAATACCTTCTTCTTTTGCGTTCATTTTATATCTCCGTTATTTACGTGTGCGAATACCTCCGCGCATGCGGATTGTTTTCACGTTTTCTTATTTAACCTGATGTTTTATTTGTATGGTTATTCACCAGTGAAAAAACGTTCGATCTTTTTTACTGAATGAATAATTCGCATAATCCCAATGGCGCAGGCCACCGAAATAATCATAACAAGCCATGAGATAAATATACTCATGCGATATTCCCCAGCTTATACGGTTCAATATGTTCCCCGCATTCTGCGGCGCAGATAAGCTCAGAAAGTTCGTTAAGTGCATCCAGATCATCAGCGTAAAAAGCCACGTCATACAGACTCCGGATTGCCCTGGTCAATGAGTCACGGGCTGCACGTTCAGCATGAGTGCCTGATGCGCTTAAGCGAAAATAAAAACGCTCAAGTGCTTTGTTAATGAGAGTTTTATATTCTTTGCCCATCGCAACACCCTTTAATCTGCTTTCTGGATTTCAGCTTCTGAATCCATACAAATAATTTCGATATAGGGTTCATCGCCATGAACCTGGCGTGCCTTTTCAGCTTCGCTAATGATTTCTCGTACGGTCTGGTGCGGAAGTTCCACAAGCAGTCGCGTACCGTTCAGATAAACGTAAGTGGCTTCGTCGGCTCCGTTTTTACCCGCCGGAGTCACTCCATCAATAGCGGATGCACGTAATAACAGTTCACCGCGAAAATCAATAAAACGGATAAATACACCTTGTGCATGGTCTTTAGTCATAAAGCACCTGTTATAAATCAGCCTGTTTAATAAAACTTTGCCCGCGAAGCAGACGATCAACCGTGCGTAGTGCTTCGTATAATGTGAAATCCTGTCCGAACTGATTGTCGCCGCTGCTCAGGGCAAAAATGCGGCTTCCGGTAAACGGATTACGCGGGCATTTGTGGACCACGATTCCAGCTTTCTCAATCAGCCAGGCGTGTTCGCCGATTTGTTTTACGGGGTAGCCATCCGGCGTTGCGTGTGTTTCGCTCAGGCTGTAGCGAGAGCTGCTACGTGATGCGCTGGTAGCGAAACGGTTAGCATGGCGTTCTGCGCCATTGCGAAAGCGTGAATTACGTTGTTGTCTCATAAAAATCCTCGTCAAAGACCCAGCCAGAGCAACCATGCGTCGCGGCGCTCTTTCGGCTGATCAAAAAATGCTTTGCGCATACCTGCGTTAAATGCTGGCAGATATACCCAGTTTTCTGATGCTCGCGTCTTTGCTGAACCCGGTTTTACAAAGTCAATCGTTGGTAACTTTGCTGCGTCAATCATGGTTCTGACGGTTGATTCTTTGCGGCCAATCATCTTGGCAAATAGTTGATATGGCACCGCTTCAAGTGGATATGGTGCTACCTGAATGACCCCCTCAAGCTCTGATTCGCTCATTGTGGTAATCTCCTTAATTCGTCCAAATGGCTAAAAATGGCTTATATAGGCTTATTTTGGCTATTTGAGTTGTTCTTGCATTTCTCAATTTAGAAAGGAGTATATTTCTCGCATGAGAAACGTGTCAATAGACTATTCGCAAAGACTCATGAGAATGAGGGAGGCGGAAGAGTTAAGCAGACGTCAATTCTCTGATATTACAGGGATTCCACTTAATACTATTCAGAAATATGAAACAGGTCATCAGCCTGCTAGAGCAGAGTTGGTTGAGCGAGTTTTACAGGTTGATAGGTTCAAAAAATACGCGCTTTGGCTTATGACTGGGCAAGTGTCTCCAGATAATGGGCAAATTGAACCCACGCCATTGGCTGGTAATGGATCTGAAGTGGTATCTGAGCTTGGAGAAAAACTCCGCCTGATTCGAGAGGCAGAGGGATTGTCGCGTAGAGCGATGGAAGAGATGACAGGGGTATCTCAAAACAATCTCAAAAATTATGAAATATTGGGAAGAATGATGCCTGGAGAAACGCTACTCCTGATTTTGAATCATCCCCGTTTTCGGAAGTATTCGGATTGGGTAATGTTTAATCAAACTAATGCTGCGACGGGGCAGATTGCTCCGCCTCTCTCTCTTGATGGCTTCTCCAGTTTGGAGGGCGATCAGAGTTCAACCGAAACAAAACAAAAATTACCCCGCTGAGGCCAGAAAACTGGTTAGACCTGCTTTTTGTCTGGTCTGATTATTGCTGGAAAGAGGCTGGAGAAATTGTAGAGCGGTTCATTGGAGGGCTTCGCAATGTCGATTAAGAAGCTCGAAGATGGTCGTTATTTGCTGGACATCAGGCCGAACGGACGCAAGGGAAAGCGCGTACGTAAGGTATTTGACAAAAAATCGGTAGCGGTGGCCACTGAACGCTACATCATGGCGAACGCTGAAAAGCGGGAATATATACAGGGCTACCGTGATCGTCGAACGCTAAATGATTTGCTTGAGTTGTGGTGGATGTATCACGGCCAGCACAGGCGTAAGGCGGAAGAAGACCGAAAACAACTGCGCAACATAATCAATGAGCTTGGCGCTGATATGCAGGCTGTGGATCTTGATAAGCTGAAAATTATCGCGTGGCGTTCTCAAAAGATAGCTGATGGATTGAAACCGTCATCTGCTAACAGATACATGAATCGGTTATCCGGAATGTTTACCGTACTGAAGAAAATAGGCCTCTGGGATGCAGAGCATCCGGTAAGGGGGATTTCTATTCTTTATGTATCCCCGCGAGAAATGGCTTTCCTGTCCCAGAAGGAAGTAGCGCTATTGCTCGATACACTGGAGGGCGACTACTGGCGTGTTGCGCTTTTGTGTTTAAGCACAGGGGCGCGCTGGAGTGAAGCTTGTAAGCTTCGTGGTGAACAGATAGTTCATAACCGTGTAACGTTTCTTGAAACCAAAAATGGTCGGAAGAGAACGGTGCCAATTTCGCAGGCAGTTTGTGAGGCGATCAAAACCAGAGAAACAGGCGGCTTGTTTGAGGTGAAGTACCGGGAATTCTGTCTGGCGCTGAAAAGAGTTAAGCCCGATTTGCCAAAAGGCCAGGCTGCACATGTGCTGCGGCATACGTTCGCCAGCCATTTTGTGATGAACGGAGGAAACATTATTGCGCTTCAGAAGACTCTTGGTCACGCAACCATTCAGCAAACAATGGCATATGCACATTTTGCACCGGATTACCTGCAGGATGCGGTGGCCCTTAATCCGCTGAAAGGTGGCGTAAGTGTCCACGCAGTGTCCACGGGGGATTAA